CCGTGCAGAGCAAGCTCAGCTCCCTGACCAGCATGCTCCCCTCCTGGAAGGGCCCCGCCCCCGTCGACAAGGTCCTTCTCACCCCTGCCGGTGAGATGATCGTGCAGGGCCTCATCAAGGGCCTGGAGAGCCAGTACGGCGCCGTCCGGGACTCCCTGCGAGGCCTCACCGAGGACCTGACCAAGCCAGCCACGATCGGCC